ATAAGATCACTTAACCAGCCCATTAGTAAGTACCTCCATTAATAGTAACAGTGTCACTATTGTCTAATATCATAGTCACATTACCTGTTACAGTTAAAGCAGGAACCGTTACTGTCCCTGTAAACGTAGGTGAAGCAGTGTCTGACTTTGTTGCAATCGCAGTTGCAATATCGTCAAACTCTGTGTTAAATTCAGCGCCTTGAATAATTTTGCCGGGATCTCCAGAAGGCAAACTATCCTTAGCAGCAAAGTTAGTTGTCTTTGTATAGTTGCTCATATTGTTTTACCTATAAGTGCTAATACGTTGATTTCTTGGAGAGATAAAGCAAAACCGTTTATTTCTGACTCAAGACCAATAGTAATAATACTCCCGCCACCTGTAGCATTAACAGGAGGTCTAGTTGTTGTAGATCCTCCAGTAAACTCAGCAACAGTAGACGGCGTTAAAGTATCTAGGTCTGTCCACGATCCTGAGATATACACATAATAATTACCGTCAGTAACATTTATGTAGCTATCTCCGTTTAATATAGATCCACCGCCAGAACCCACAGTAGGAGGAGCAGGATCAACCTCGTTACCGTTAGCATCGTAGGTTGGAAACTCACCTAGATATTGATCCACCGTATAATAACCCACAGTACCGTCTTCAAACTGTACTCCATTAGGGTCGCTAACAAACGTAGAAGAAATCCCATAAGACGACAACTCAGAGTACGTAGGATATTCATTAATCCCAAAGTATGCAGGAATCTGGTTACCTACAGTAAACTTCTGTGTACTGTACGTTGTACCAAAGTCGTACGCCCACTTAACAAACACTGTAGCGCTGTTAGCGCCTACCAGCGTAGGCCGTAGCTTCTTGAGAAACTTAAGTTTTGACGGATCACCAAACGTCAACCCCGGACTGTAGTACCTAAAGCGGTAACTAGAGGGAGTAATAGTCCCTGCGTCGTTGTACTCATCTGTGTACCCTGCGTACTCACCTATGCCGTCATTAGTCCCTACTAAAAGCGTACCGTCGTTCTTTCTCTCGTAAGACTTGAACGGCGCAGAAGTCCACCGTGTGACTCTGTACGCTCCGTTCTCTAGTGTACCTTTGAGATCAAAGCAGTACGTAGTTGACGTCTCTGGGAACGTGATGAGATAGAAAGAGTTTTCAGGGCTGTACACAGATGCCGTAGGAGCAGTACGTGACGATAACAAGCTAATAAGCTCAGTCTTTATGTTTACGCTCAAGTCGGACAGAGGTAGTGACTTTTCTTGTATAGTTCTACCAAAGCTCCTCAGACCGTTCTGAGACATAAACAACACATCAGTACCGATGTGCTGTACAGAGTTTCTACAGATGCACCCAACGCCAGCTACAGTGTCAGCCAGAGCCATGTTAGCTGGACTAAAGGCGTTACCGTACACGAGGATGCTGTGTTTACCTAAAATAAGCAAGGCGTTGTTGTGGGCCACTAAAGCCCTTACCTCATCGTAACCGTCAGGCCACGCCTTAGATACATCTATAGAACCACTGGAACCACCAGTGAAGTCTGTGCCGATCAACAGATCAGACCAGTAGATTGTCTGTGTGTCTGCTGCGTTATCTACGATCCACAGTCTTCCGTAAGCTGCCAGCGCTTCGTGACAAAAGAAGTTAGTGTTAGTCGTAGTGCCTGTAGCAGTCCCAAACGTCCTGAGTCCGTTTGCGTTATCGTACACCAGAGGCTCGTGTCCACGCTGGAAGAAGTAAGCCTTGTCGTTAAAGTTGACTATCTTCCAGTTGTCTGCTGTAATCGTGTACGAACCCGGAGTAATGTCCGTTAGTGTGTCATCAGGATTCGTTGTCTGTGTAGTCTTAAATATCTTGTTGTTGCCTGTGACGAACACTTCTTCGTTACCAGCGTCATCGTAAAAGTGATGAATCTTGGTAGCGTAATCAGACCCAAGAGGTGTGTTTACAGCAGTCAACAAGTCTACACCCTTACGTGCAGCAATGCGCCCACGCTTGTCAATTACAGCGTTGTCAGCAACGTCAGCAAAAGAGAAGTCCTGTCCAATCGGAGAGTCTTCTGTGTTGACTCCCTTGAAACCCGGAGCAACTAGATTAATGCTTTGTAGAGGCTGTGCCATACTCTAGGCTCCTACGGAGTGTACCAGATGGTTTCTTCAGGGTGCTTCTGTGCGTCCAGAGCAATAGCATCAGACAAGTACTTATCAGCAATACCAAAGTACTCAGGTGCTGATGTACCGCCTGTCTCGCCACGCTCACGAGCTAACAGAGCTACCGCCATGTGAATCACAGGTTGACTAGGTATAACTAACTGGTCATCATCAGCGCTCAATTCAGCGTTCCTAAGGACGCAGTTAAATCTTAGGCTGTACACACCGTCAGGCTTAGGATAAACGTCTACCTGAGTGTCACCACTAGAGTCAACACCGTTGTACGTGTAGTACTCTGGTGCACCACTAGGCGGTGTTTGATTCAAGTACTTATCGTTAAACCAGTGTTGAGTCTGGTACTCCATAAAGATGTTTGAGGTATCGTTGATTACATCTAGTACCTTGATCTTGTTCTGTGATCCAGTGAGTACGTAGTTAAAGATACCAGAAGACGTAGTTACAGTCAGGGTAGTCCTAAGTCCAGACCAATCCCAAGCGTCTTCTACAATCTTCTTAGCGTCGTTTACAAAGTCACCCGCCAGCTTACTGTACGTTGTAGACTGTACACTGGATACTTCGTCTTCACGCAAGCGTCTGAGGACGTTGTTTACTAAGTTTAAATATGTCATGCTCTACCGCCTCCAGAGCCAGTAAATAAGCCAGCTAAGAAATCTGTAATTGGAAACTCTGTTCTTGAGAGTAACTGAGGATCTCCTGAAATTGTAATAGGCTTAATGTCAAACATTCCACCACCGCCTCCACCGAAGCCTCCCCCGCCTGTTGTTCCTTCACCATCTCCGTCTCCAACACAGGCTCCGTTTTCGTCCATTGATTGACCTTCAGGACACGTAGTACACGCTGGGTAGTCTGTGGCTCCGTTGGCGCAGGTTTCTGTAGTAGTAACACAGTTACCTTCTGTGTCCATTGATTGACCTTCAGGACACGTAGTACACGTTGGGTAGTCTGTGGCTCCGTTAGTGCACTCTTCTATATCTCTTACACACAAGTCTTGATTTGTGTCAAATGTGTATCCTTCTTTACATTCTCCACAAGTTCCGTCGCCGTTTGTAACTCTGTTTTGTTCATCACAAGGAGCATCGGTTGGGACAACACATTTACCGTTATATAAAATTTTTCCTTTAGGACACTGATTACAGTCAGGATAATTTACAGCATCGTTATCGCAAGTTTCTGGAGGAGTTGCACCACACAGCGGATCTGACGCGCCTATGTCTGTATTGTCAGGACAAGGATCATCACAATTTGTCCCATCAAACTTCTTCTGCCCTTCAGGACATCCATTAGTTGTACCACAGAGTTCGTTATCTGGCCCGTAGCCTTCTGCACCATCAGCACACAGTTGTTGTATAGAAGTACAAACTTCGTATCCTGCTGGCTGGTCAAAACCTGAGTTACAGTTTTCTCCACAAGATCCGTCATTATTTTTTTGTCTGTTTTCGTCAGAACACGGCTCTGCTACAGTGTCTTCTACTGTGCAGTTTCCTTCTGCGTCTTTTTTCCAACCCTTTTTACAAATATCTTTGCAAGCACCAGTAGTGGAGTATACTTCTCTGTTTGGATCAGCACACGCGGTGTTACACACGCAGTCTCCGCTAGAATCTATAATTCCAGAGGACGTATTAAAACCCAATCCAGTGTCACAGTTATCACTAGAAGTGTACCCGTACTTACTACGATTACAGTTTTGACCTACACGCTTACAGTCACCATTTTTATCGACAACGCCTACGGTATTATCATATAGTGTACAGGCATCACCGGGATTTCCGTCTTGGGCTTTTAGAGGCTTGCTACAGTCGCTGTCTACGTGTCTGTCTGGGTGTTCTCCGTTTTCACACTGAGTACAGGTAGGATAATCAACCGCCCCGTTAGCACAAGCAGGACTTCCACACTGATCTATGCTTTGAACAAGTACTCCGGGGTTTGCTGTGTTTGTACCACACTCCTGCCACCCACAGTTTCTCTTTTGTTCGTCTGTCTGTGGATCTTGGCAGTCTGATGTTAAACCTAGTTGACAATCCCCGTTTACGTGTGAATCTATTGTAGATCCGTCGGTACAGTGGGTTTGTCCACATTGTTCTGCCCATGCTCTATGTGCCGCTTGGTGTGCAAACGATTGAGCAGCGTCTGGTTGTGGGCTTGTGCAGTTTCCGTCCCAAATGTTTTCTGAGCAGTTACTACCTTGGGCATCTGTTTTCTTAGTTGTACCATCTTGACAGTAGCCGAACTCTGAGTACTCAGTACAGTTAGTCCCCTCTGCATTGTCTTTCTTAGTTGTACCGTCTTGACAGTAGCCGTTAGGAGCATATTCTGAACAATTAGTACCGTCTGCGTCTGCTTTTTCAGTTACTCCGTCTTGACAGAAGCCAAACTCAGGAGCATCAGGCAAACACTGTAACTCGTCTCCTACGTACTGATAAGATCCAGTTTTTTCGTCTTCTAAATCACAAGGATCTCCGGGATTTACTTCAGGCTCTGGCCCCGGACAATTAGTGCCTTCAGCATCTGTTTTTTTAGTTAACCCGTCATCACACATCCCATAGTCTGGAGTGTACTCTTTGCAATTAGTTCCAGCGGAATCTTCCTTTTTAGTAGTACCATCTTCACAGTAACCAAACTCAGCGTACTCAGAACAATTAGTCCCTGCGGCATCCTGCTTCTTAGTTGTGCCGTCTTGACAATAGCCAAACTCTGAGTACTCTGGGCAGTTAGTCCCAGCGGCGTCGCTTTTTACTGTAGTTCCGTCTTGGCAGTAACCGTTGGGCGCGTACTCAGCACAGTTAGTTCCAACTTCATCTGTTTTCTTAGTTGTACCGTCTGCACAATAGCCAAACGGAGCGTACTCTGGACAGTTAGTGCCTTCGGCGTCTTTCTTAATTGTAACCCCGTCTGCACAGTATTCCTGAGTAGGAGAGATACCAATAGTACCATCGCCGTCGATGTCTTCATTGAATATCTTTTCTAGCTCTTTGAGTACTTCGTCTCCGTACTGAGAGCCGATGATGATAACTCTCATCCAATCAGGAAGCCCCGGCTGAGTCGGGTCAGCAGATCCAAAGATTCCTTCAATAGTGTCTTTAACTTTAGCGGCGCAAGACGCTGGATCAGTAACACAGTCTAAAGGCTCTAAGGCTTTGTCTACTATTCCCCCTATTGCTTCTGTTGTGGCGTCAACAATTTCACCAGCCCCATCAAGTATTCCTTGAGTAATGATGCCAGCAATATCTCTATTTTCTATGCAGTAAGACGCGGTGTTGGCTACTCCGTCACCGTCATCGTCTTTGGACATACAATCCCGCATCTGTTCTCTAGCGGCATCGTTAAAAGGCCCACTAATTTTGTCCCATATTTCTCCGATAGTCGGGAGACGCATGATACCCGGAAGAGGCAACCAATCAGGCAACCCCGGAATCTCAAGCCCTTTAAAGATTACCTGTACGTGTCTACCAAAATCTTCCCAGATGTCTTTTATTGCTCTAGGGTCAACACAGTTTGTGGTGACTGTGGTAGTACACATTTGGACAGTAACGCCCCAGTCGTTGTCACCAAGAATCGCCCTGTCTAGGACGTTCTGTGGATTCATCAGGCTAAACGACATTCCGCCAATGAACGGGTTAGTAGACATTAAATCTGAGTACTGTCCGTACTTATCTATAACACCTTGTATATTAGAGCCTTCTCCAGACTCTACAGCGTTTTCCCACTCCCTGTAAAACTGGTTAGCAACGTAACCTTCTAAGCGAGTTCTACGCAGGTCACTCATGGGGCCAAAAACATCTTCTCCTGCCCCGTTAAGTTGATCTAGGGCCTTCTGTACGCCTATTTCTGGATCATCTACGCACTTTCCTGTTCTACTAACAAAATGTCCACTTGCCCAGCACTGCTGTCTATCTGCCCTGTTTTCCGCGCGTATTGCCGCATTAAGGGCACGAATCGCGGCTAAGTTTACTCCGTATTGGCCCGTGCCTATTCCTGTTTGGTTTCCTCCTGCTACAAAGGTAATTAACCACTGCCAGCCATCGTTTCCCCAAATTTCAAACCCAGCCGCCATCACTTACCACCCTTTAGTTGCATCAACTTATCAGCACCACGGATGCCAAAGCTGGCTGTGACTGCAACGTACAAAAGATATTGATACCACTCAGGTAACCTATCTAGCTCCGCAAAGGCCATACCTACGCGACCAATGATATCAAGATCGTTCATACCCACGCCCCACATAATTGCTATTACAGGAGCACTCAGGACTACTGTGAACCACTCGTCTTTCCACGAGGACGCACTAGCCTGTGCCATGTGTTGTTCCCACGTAGCAGTGTTCTGTATTACCTGCATTGTGGCTTGGTGTTTTGCTTGTGACTGCTCGTGACGGTTACTCAGCCAAGTCTTAGCGAGTCCAGCAAGAGGACTAATGAGCGCTTGCCACACCTACGACTTACTCCTGTTACGCCACCCTTGTACTGTGTCTGTTTCCCAGATACGTATACCTGTCCACACCAGTGTAAACAACGCAGCCAAGGAAGGCAGTACGCCAGCCAGAGCACCAACACCTGTTGCTACGGAAACCGTATCCATTACCTCTTTCATCCCTTGATCTGCCATCCTCATGCACCCTTAATAATTGCTACTGTACCGTAGATGATCCCGGCTGTTACAGCAGCGGCGATAGACAACAAGATACCATCTAGTAACATACGTTGCCTCTTGCGTTGTTTGTAGATTACCTCTTCCCTCTGTGCTTTAATCTTACGTCTGAGCATTATCATCTCTTGGTAAGTCTCAACACCGTAAGACCAAACAATTAGTTCTCGTATTTGCTTCTCTTGTTCCTCTAGTTTCTTCTTGGCTATGACACTGTTGAGTGCTTGTTGTTCTACAGTTTCTCCGTCGAATAACTTCTTGAAGACACCGGGACTCTCAGCTTCTTTTTCTGCTTGTCTTATGTCAGCAGCAAAGGAATACCACTGCCCCAGCTTCTGAGCCACAGCCTCAATTTCAGCACCTCTGTTTACTAGCGTCTGTATACCTTTGAAGGTCGTAGACGCCATAGCAATAAGTGATAGAGGATCCATCCATTAGTTTACCAAGAGACGCCAGTGCCGCGAGTAGGCGTTGCTTTTTCTGCAATCTGTGCATCAATAGCCGCTTCAATAGAGGACACTTGCTCGTCACCCAGAGCCGCCTTAGCCCAGCCAACAGCCGTTGCTTCGGTGATATCATCCCACTCTACAAACGTGCCACTAGGAGCCTCAAGGCCAACAGTGCCGTATGAAGAACCAGAGTTATCTCCGTCCTCTTTAGATACACGCCAGTGTACGGTGTTGACTACGTTGGTGTGTCCGTCTTGTGACACGGTGTAGTCCATTGCTGATACAGTCCAGTTAAACATAGGTTATTCTCCTTTAAGTGCCGCTACTTCTGCTTTGAGTTCATCAATTATTGCTTGTTGCTCTTGGATGGCTTTGATAAGTCGAGTTGTCATTGGGCCAAAATCTTTGACATTCAACATTCCGTCGTTATCTTCAAAAACTAAATCTGGATAAATAGTTTCTAGCTCTTGAGCAACAACACCCTCGCCAGCCCCTTTTTCTTTGTCTTTCCAATCCCATTGCCTTGTTTTTATGCTAAGAATATTTTGAAGCTCTGGGCAATGTTCAGTAACGTTTTCTTTCAATCGAATATCTGATCCAGAGGCAAGGGTAGGTGCGGCACCAGTATTCATGGTTAATGTACCCTCATTAACACCGCCGCGAGAAAGCTGAATCACAACACCTGCGGCACTACGGCGCAAGGTTAACGGGGCCGTACTAGCCGCCGTAAGAAAACACCCAGAAGTTCCCAAATGAGCACCATCATTCACATGACCTGTGTTTGTTTTGCCAACCAGCAAGTTGCCGCTAGAGTCGATACGCATACGTTCGGAATTGCCAGTGGTGGTGTCATTAGCGGATGTATGAAAACTAATAATGGTTGAGTTGTTTCCAGAGCTAAAACCGCCGCCAACATAAGTCTCGTTATTTGTACCGTCTGAGTAGCCGCCTATCAAAAGCTGAGGCTCCTCTGCGTTTGTATAATGTGCGGAACTAACTGTGCCGCCCTTTGCGGTAGCGTCGCCAACCGTGTTTCTCAGTAATAACTGAGAACTAAAAGCCCCAGATATATCTAGTTTGGCTTGAGAGTCTGTTACATTAATCCCAACGTTGCCGCTGTCGTCGATACGCATACGTTCTGTGCTGGTGTTTCCTGTGTAAAACAAGACGGAACGAGAATTAACTCCTGCTCGTGCTTGAATTACTACGTCGCCTGAAGAAAACCCACCAGCGTTAGCGTTTGCCGAATAAATACCACCTAGCCCACCAGAAGGGACGCCTCCTGATAAATCATAACGTGCGACTACAAACGATTGATTATCTATACCAGATACTATATTAGAGTCAGGACTACTCGTATTAATACCAACCCTACCACTAGAGTCGATACGCAT